GGAAATCATGACGTCTGGGCGAAAAAAAAAGAAGGGTCATCTTATTCCTATTCAATAACGGGCAACTGGGATGCGCTGACGGGAACATATTTCAACAATTCGTCTTTCGGCATTCATCACGAATACGATAACCGCGGGAATGGATATGTGATTGATGCGGAACGCAAAGTGAAATATTGCATGTTTGCGACATGGTATTTCGGCACGGCTGGCGGGGAAGAAAACCAACCGTACTACCATTATAAATTAACGTCCGCCGTTGCAGAATATATGATTGATATGTTATCCGCAAAGGATGGTTATGATATCATCGTTCTTTCACACATTCAGCCTGCACACGGCCTGCGCGATTGGAAACAACCGACGACAGACGGAAACGCAGAAACAACCGTGCAAAAAACGCTAGGTTGCATTTCATACGATTATTCAATAGATAATCTGATCGTGGATAGAAAACAAAAGAACAGCGGGATCCTTCTTGACGCTGACGGGAATGAACACCCATATGATTTTTCACAGTGCACGTCAGATATTCTCTGCTGGCTGTCCGGGCATGCACATATAGATTATTATTGCAAAATCGGCAATGTTCCGGTTGTTGTCTTTGACGCGTATCGGTATGATAATGTTCCGCTTTTCATGCTGAATGTGCACAGAAACGGAAAAATAAATGTCTGGAAATTTGATGAAGCCTTGAATGTTTATAGTTATCAAATTTCAGTATCTTAACAGGGGGGCATATGGAAATTACAAACTTAAAGGTGATGCTTTGCGCCGCGCTGG